TACAACTCTAGCCATTATTTCCTCTATTTTGTCTAAATAGATGGTTTGAAATTCGGGTAAGGTGAAAGTTTTAGTAGTTACTGTAATATCTTGTTCCGGATAAGACGGGTTCCACACTATTAAAGACACTCCGTTTGTAACTACTCCGTTGTTTTCTGTAGTGACTGTTTTAACACCATCAATAGAAAGAATTTGATTAGTTAATGCATTAGGGTTAACTGTTGAACCTAAAACCGCGCTTATTGGGTCAAAATATGTTGCAAAAACAGTTTTAACTTTATCTTTAATCACTGACGGTATAATTTTAGTGTTATCGTTTAACGTGACAACTAAAGTAGAACTTGCAACGTCAGTTAAGGTTAGTTGCTGGTATTGAGTACCTACAGAAACGGCTTTGTAAACCGGGTCCATTATAATGACCTGAGATGTAAGCATTTTTTTATCTTCTACATTAGAAATAATAAGCTGTTTTTGCGCGGGGGTTAAATAGCTAACGTAATTAACGTTTAGAAGTTTTGTTGCTCTAGGTAAAGCATAAACATAAACATTATTAAAATTACAACTATCCGCAAAATTAACTTGGTTGTATAAAACTCTATAATCGCTACCTGGGTTCGTAAGACCTATATCATAAAGATATTTTATATGGTTAGTAATATAACTGTTATTATTATAAACTTTAACGTCGTTAATAATATTAGCAAAAGCAGATTTTATATAAGATACAAAATCTTTAGGGGTTACTAAGCGAAACTGAGATTTAAATGAGGCAGGAGCGTATTTGCGTATGTTTTCTACTGTTTCTATAGGCGTATAAGAAGTAGAAAGATTGTCATTGGCGTAGTTTAAATAAGCTATACTAACATCAGTGAGTAAAGTTAAATCTGAACTTATTACATCAGCCGTTATTTGATTAAATTGTATAGTGTTATAAAGAGCTATTTGGCGACCATTTATTGCACCTGTCCCTACTTCTCCTGCGGAGCCGAGTGTTTCTAAATAATAAACTGCAACTATATCGTTAAGTTTTAATTGGCGGCCGTTAATATCGTCTCCAAATTTAATTTCGTAATTTTTATTTTCATTTAATCTTACTTCAAATTTAGTATCGGCCGCATTTTCTAAATAAAGAGACTCTGTACGAGTCCATTGAGACCAGAGCCCAGTATCTATATCTTTTACATAAACATCTATATTAAAATGATCTATAATATTATTATTACCTGGAACTATAAAAACTATTTCGTTAGATTCTCCTCTAGCGCTATAAAGAGGGTATTCAACATATTTGCCTTGATATAAAAGGTATTGATTACCTACTTCAGTTAAAACTTGTACTCCCGTTATCGTTTTTGTAAAAGTAATATCAGTATTAAATGAATATGGTGTGTTACCTGCTCTAATAAATGTATAGCGAGGTATAGTATAAGTGTTTATATCTAACTGGGATGTAGCTGAAACTGAAAAACTTAATGTAGGGGCTTGGGCTCCAACAGGCGAGTAATTAAGCTGTTTAACAATACGGTTAATGTTTTCGTACAACTGTGCTTCATTGAACATGCTTTCAGTCGCGGTTTGGTTCATGTAATACATTAACGTATGAAACGAATACGAAATAATATTGTTTATCGCATTAAGATTAGAACCTTCGTAAGCCTGGTCAGTAAAGAGTTCGCTATTAGATAGCTTTGCACGAATAAATTCTTTTAACGAAACAGCATCAAATGCAACGTATTCGTTTTTACCTATATTAAGATCTACTGAATCGTTTGCTGTATTCATTTTAAGCTAATAAAGAAAAACCTTCTTTGTTAAGTGTTCCCACTACTTGTAAATTTTTATTAAGAGACGGCACTGAAATACTTAATGTAATTATATACATTTGCTCGTCAGTATTTAAATCCATATTAACGTTTAGCACTCTTACTCGTGGTTCATAAATTGAAACTTCTTTAACTATCTTGGCACCTATTAACCGCGCAATAGTTGGGGATACTGGCTCAAACAAGAATTGTAATAGATTTAATCCATAAGTAGGATTTAATAAGTTTTGACCGGGTAGAGTATTAAACAGAGTTTTGATAGAATTTGTTATGGAAATCATATCATAATCTGCTTTAATATCCGTGTTTACTGGATTATTAAATTTTAAATCTAAATCTGAATATAAATACTTGTTAGTAGTTATTTCAGTTTTTTTAAAAACATTAAAAGTAATGCTTGCCATTTTTAATACTTAGGAATAGATAATAAAAACCATAAGTAATATTACATATTTTATGAAGAATAGCAAATTCGTTCCTCTCTATGAGACTATCTACAATCGCTTTAAGCAAGGTCATGGATTCCTTGAGGGGGATGTCGTAAAACTTAAAGACGGTTATAAATCAGTTGATTGTTATAAGGAATTGCCTGAAACTATTAAGCAGCGTTTAGAAGATATAGCCAAATCTGGCATGAATATGCGCTTAGGCAGACTACACACCCCTCATACTCAGTACGGGGCTCTTGGTCATTTAAGTTTACCTGCTACTCACGCTGATTTGTATCAAGAAGTAGCTCCTGGTAACTTCGGCAATTTAGTTACTGTACCTTTGGATATTGTTGAGACTGTTGATACCGGGGTAAACCTACCTTCAGTTTCTGATGCAGTTAAAGGAGATTCCAAAAACACTACATATCAAAAACCTACCAAAAAGTCTTCAAGAAAAAATCCAGCAACTGACGAACAAACTAAAGTAGGGGAAGATCAAACCCACGCAAAGAAAGGGGATTATAAGTTACCTGAAAAAAACACTAATAGGCTTCCAGGCGCTAACAAATATAACGACGAAAAGCCATCTAAGTTTAAAGCATTACCAAAAAATCAAACTAAGCCAAAAACATTAAAAGAAAATGTAGAAGCTCTAGAAAACATTTATATACAAATTCTTACTGAAGATACAGCTGTTGCAACCGGGGATGTTTCCGAAACAGAAGACAAATTACTTTTCGGTAAAAGACAAACAGTAGAAGAAAATATGGTAAAACCAGAATACTGGAATAGAGAAGCTAAGACCGCTATTGATGAATGCTGGAATGAAGATGGATCATTAAAAAATGAATGCCGTATGGAAGAAAATTCTGAAAAAGTAGCTTTAGCAAGTAAATTATCCAGACAGGCTTTAGGGCTAGAGATAGATGAAACCGGAGAAGCTTTAACTAAAGAAGCTCCTGTAAAACCAGGTAACCCTAACGACCCTTTTTATAACTGGCCGCCTTGGGCTACTACAGAAGCTGAGCCAGAGCAATAAGACAGCTGAAGAAATTAATTTCTTGATCCATCACTAAAGAACTTTTATAGAGACTTTCAGAGACTTGCAGTAATGCAAGTCTTTTTTTATCTTCAGGTAATGAACTTTTATAGACAGCATTAAATAGATCTTTAAGTAGCTTAGGATAATCATTACCAAACGTCTGCTCACTTTCAATAACAATTTTACGCAAAGACATAAGGTCTTCTCTTTCTAAAACTTTATTTAGAATTTCTTGAGCAAATTCTTCATTATTAATAGTATCTTTAATGCCTAATTTGCCGTCTATAACGTTACGTTGAACGTAATTAATAATTCTACGCAAATCAGGGTAGTTATAGCGTATTACTTCTTTAAGACGTTCAACTTGCTCTCCATCAAAAGATATTTGCTCATTTTGGAGAATAAAGACTATTCTTTTAGCATATTCTCTGATAGGGGGTGTAAAGTCGGTAAAGACCTGACAGCGAGATTGAATGGGCTGAATAATACGATGTAGATAATTACCGGTGAGAATAAAACGAGTATTACCGGCATACTCTTCCATAACATTACGCAATGCTCTTTGACCAGCGTCAGTGAAATTATCAAATTCATCCAAAAAGATAACTTTAATCTTTCCATCGATACTTTTAGTTTGCGCAAACGATAAAATAGACGTACGAACCTCGTCAATACCGTTCTTTTCGCTAGCATTAATATATAAATACTGCGCGTCTAAAATTTCATTAACAATTATTTTAGCGAGTGTGGTTTTACCTGTTCCTGCATTACCTACTAAAAGTAAGTTTGGTATTTCTCCTTTACGTTTACACTCTTCTACAAAAGAGCGCATTGTATCAGACAAGACCATATCGACCAGTTTAGTTGGTCGATATTTTTCTACCCAAATATTTTTGAGTTGTTCGTTAATAGACATTATTTTTTATCAGAAGAGCCAAAGCCTTTTTCGCCGCGAGCCGACTCAACTACTTGATCAGTCCATTCTACATCTGCTTGAATAAGAGGATAAACAATAAGTTGTGCCACTTTATCCCCGGGCTTAAAGATTTGATCTTCGGTGCCGAAATTATAGAGCTTAATGCCCATATCTCCACGATAAGGGTTATCAATAATGCCAAAATGCGGAAAAATATGCTTTTTAAACCCTACACCAGATCGACCTTCAACTCGAATCCAGTAGCCTGGAGTAATATAGCCAAGCTTAAGGCCAACAGGTGCAATAGCCCAGCTCTTCGCAGGCACGGTAACCTCGCTAACTGCAGTAACGTCTAGACCTGAGTCTCCAACATAAGGATCGTTATGGTTACACTTAGGTAATACTGCTGCATCATGAGTCTTTACAAATTTAATAGTTACAGGAAACATATAGATATATAGTAAAGTATAAACTTGATAAATCAATCCTTGCCATAAGTATTCTTAATGAATCCTCCTCTACCTGATAATCAGCCTTCTGATAATCAGAATGTTATTAATCAGATAGACAATTTTATTGCTGGTTTAAGCAAACCTGCAGATACTACTATTGCAACTGCAGTAGTTACTAGAACCAGTACTGTTACTACTGCAGAGGAAGTAAAAATCGATGTTCCTAGAACTGATACAGAAATACAAGAATTTATTTTAAAAAACTCTGCTAAGCTTGCTGAATTAAGTATAAAAAGTGTACAAGAATTACAAAAAGTTACCGTAGCTACTGGAGATCCCGAACAGATGGCTGGGCTTGCAAGTTTAATTACGGCCGGGGCGGGAGCAATAGAAGCAATAAACAAAATACATATCCAAAATAAAAAAGCAGAAGTTGCAAAAGATGTTAAAAAACTTGAAATAGAAGGTAAAAAAGAAATACAGAAAATTAAAAACGACGGCTATCTTAATTTACCTCAAGCTGGTACTAACATATTAATCGCGACTCGAGAAGAAATAATAAAAGAACTAACTGGTAAAGTTAAAAATAAGCCTGTTGAAGATGTAATTGAAGTTCCTACGCTAAGTTCAGGTTCTTAAGTTTTTCTTTTATTTTACCTTTTAATTCCGGCATATCTTTAATCCAGTCTTCAATTACCGGGCCAAGTTCAGCCTTAAATTTATCTGAGCCTATTTTACTCTTAGTTTCTTCTATACTACCTACTAGTCTATCAGCAAGCTCTTTTTCTACTAATTCACTTTTATGTGTAAGGTAGAGTTTATAAAGTATGCCCGCTACAATAAACAGCCCTATAACTACCGCTGCAGTTATAATAGCCCACATAGGTAGGGTTGCTATAAAAATACTTAAGCCAAAAGCACCCATAGAAGCTAATGCAAGTACCAAGCTTCGTGTTGCATAAGCTCCAATAGCCCCTCCTACACCGATACCGACAAATATCTTTATCAGGTATTTTATAAGCTCGGCTTTTTCTTGTTCGTGTTTAAGTCTTTCTTCGAGCTTTGCTTTTTCTATAGAGTCTTTTTCAGCTTTAGCATCAGCTAAAGCCAACAGGGCGGTAGCTTTATCAGCATTAATATTGTCAAGTTCTTTCTTTTTTGTAATAATTTCGTTTTGTATTTTCTCTATAGTCTCTTTGTCTGCCTTAGCTTGTTGTAATGCTACATCATATTTTTTCTGTAGATCTTGTAGAGTAGTATTTTTATCGTCAAGTTCTTTTTTTAACTCTTCATTAACTCGTAGTAATTCCTCTGTAGTTAAATTAGGTAAGCGGGTAACTAGCTCTTTAGATTTAAAATTTAACAATGTATCTGGTCTTGTTCTTTGGTCAGTAGGCTTGAGCTCGCTTATCTGTAATATACCATACGCAAGACCTGATGCTTTTTGTAAGTTAGCTGCTTGAGCTGTTTCTTTTTCTTTTACCTTAGCTTCAATCTCTGTTACCGTCTTTTTAGTTTTTTCATCATACTCTTTAATGAGAGCGGTTTTTTCCTGTTCCCAATGACGCTTTGATACAAAAGTAAGATTATCAGGTAGTAAATTGCAACCGGTTAAAAATAATAATCCTAATGTTGCAAGTATACCTGTTGTCTTCATTTAATTACTTACAATAAAAAAGGGAGAGATTTCTCTCTCCCTTGGGTATCAATTGGCAGAACGATTAACTAATATCGATAATCTTCTTGCCACCGTTTTCCACTTTGTTTTTAGGAAATACCAAAGTAAGAACGCCATCTTTTTGTTCAGCCTTAGCTTTATCTAGATTGTAAGAGTTGGCAACTGTGAAGCTGCGACTAAAGGTTTCCTCTTGTGATCCGCCTTTATGGATCACTTTACGAACTCCTTCAATCGAAACAACTCTACCCTCTACTGAGACGGTTGTTTTATCCTTGGATACCCCGGGAAGATCCACCTCTACAGTGAGTTCGTCCCCCTCTTTAAACCTTACAGTGTCCCCTGTACGGCTTACGTCACCCCAAAAGAAAGGGTGTTCGAATGGATCTCTATTGAAGAATGCATCAATAAGAGATGTTGTAGTTCTATACGTTGTTGGATTACTATTGTAGTTAGTTAGTTTTGTCATAGTATGCGCTTGCGCGCAATAATAATTATAAAATTAAAACTAAAAAATCAATTAAGATTCACAACTATAACACGTTAAGATAGAACGAGCTAGCTCTTGAGCGGGATTTGCTGAGCGTTGATAATAAAGGCTCTTAATACCGTTTTCCCAAGCAAATATAAGCAAGTCGTTTACATCCTTTGGCTTAGTATTGGGTGGTACCATTAAGTTAAGGGATTGACCTTGATCGATATACTTCTGGCGAGCAGCTGCCTGAATAACGATTTCTTTTTGACTGATTTCACCGAATGTCTTAAACACGTCCTTTTCTTCTTGAGAAAGAAACTCGAGATGCTGAACGGATCCGCCTTTTACAAGTATAGACTTCCAAGTGCTATCTGTATTTTTGTCTTTCTTTTCGAGAAGCGCTTCAAGGTAAGGGTTTTTATAAGTGAATTTACCCTTAGCGAGATCCTTTACAAAGTAGTTCGAATTAAGAGGCTCTACTGAAGGAGATGCTTGGCCAAGTATAAATGAACTTGAGGTAGTAGGCGCAACAGCAAGCGTAGTTACATTGCGACGCTTGTATCCTTTCAACAAAGGCGGCTCTCCAAGCAGAGTAGCTAGCTTTTCAGTAGCTTCATCAGCTCTAGCACGCACAAACTTCCAAATACGATTATTGAGAAGCTTAGCTTCCATAGACTCAAACGCAATCATATTAGACTGTAGATAAGTATGCCAACCGAGTGCGCCAATACCAAGAGCTCTTTGATTGATAGCAAAGTTTCTCGGATGAGCCATAAACTTCATCTTTTCAGTCTTATTAATAAACTCAGTCATTACCGAGTCAAGGAAGTAAACAAGAGTCTCTACAGCATCTGTATCTTTCCATTCGTCCCACTTTTCGAAATTGAGCGAGGAAAGATCGCATACAAACGACTCATCAGTACCGTTTGAAAGCATAATTTCAGTACAGAGGTTGCTGTGATGAATTTTAAGATTCTTATCCTTATACACTTCAGGGGCCTGCTTATTAGCATTATCCGTAAAGAAGATATAAGGGTAGCCCGACTCAAACCGCTTCTTAATAACTAGTCCCCAAATGCGACGCTTTTCCTTATCTCCGTCAACCATCTCCTTAAACCATTTATCGTCTACGCATACCCCTATAGAAAGGTTTTGAATAGTATCTCCTTCTTTACGAATGTTAAGAAACTCTTCAATGTCTTTATGATCGACGGGTAGATATGCAGCAAATGACCCACGACGGACATTACCCTGAGAAATATAATCGGTAAGAGATTCAAACACTGTAAGCTGGTGATGTACCCCGGTTGATTCTCCGCCAGAGCTAATCTTAGCTCCACGTGGGCGTATAGCTCCAAAGAAACCGGAAGTACCGCCACCGGCCTTGGACATAGTTCCTACCTCTGAAATCTTATACAAGATAGCGTCCATGTCGTCGTCGACATATGAACCGAAGCACGAGATTGGTAGCCCACGCTTACGACCAAAGTTTGCCCAAATAGGAGAAGCAAGGGAATAGAATCCCTTGTGCATATACTTCTCAAATCTGTCCGCAAACCCTTTCATGTCAAGATATTTCTCTGCAGCTTCTGCGATATCTCTAATACGTTGTTCCGCTGTCTCATCTTCTAGAAGATAGCCACGAGCGAGAAACTTTCTTGAGTCGGTATTCAGCCAATAAATGTCCTTGTTAGTCATAAAGCGTAAATTCTACTTATAACCGGTTTAATTAAAATATATCGTCTTCTGAAAAGCTTTGAGACTTTTTTGAATACTCGACAGGGCGAGAGTGAAAGAAGTCGGTCATATTATTACCGAGAAGCTCTTCATTGAACCATTGCGTCTCTTTAAGCAGTTTAGGGTCTGTATCAAAGGCCGCAGGAAAGTTAACTCCGCGGAGAGATTCATTAATACGGTCCTTAATAAACTCTTTAAGGTGGGCGGCAGTAAGACCTTCTTCCTTCACGCCATTGACCATCCAGTCAACAATCTTAGCTTCACTATTATAAGCTTCAATTGCTTCAGACAAAATTCTCTCTTCAAGCTCCTTATCAAAGAGTTCTGGGTACTCTTCTCTAATGGTGTTAATAATCTTCATACCAACAAGAGCGTGTATGTTTTCTTCGTTGCGCGTGTACTTAACTTGCTGGTCGGTGTCTTTGAGAACATTTTTATTACGCGCGAACCAGTTAATAATATAAAACTGGCTCATTAGCGAAACGTTCTCTACGAAAAGCGTAAAGAGAATAATCGCATAAAGGTATTGCTTTCTAGAATCCTTATAATATCGATGTGTGTACTTCTTGAGATACTTTACACGTCCCTGAATCCATTCAAGCTTAAGATTTTCTTCAAATACATCTTCTAGCTCAAGCACGGTGAGAAGTCTTTCATAAGCGTTATTATGAATGACTTCTGTATTAGCCATAACATATCCAAGATCTTGTAAAGCAGGGTGCGGGAGATTTTCCCCAAGCTTAGCCCAGAAGGTCTTTACTGCGACCTCTATTTGCCCAATAGCTGATAGAGTACGAATAATGATCTCTCTTTCTTGTTCAGTAAGATTAACCTTAAACTGCTGTACGTCGGATTTAAAACTGAATTCTTTATCAGTCCAGAAACCATTATGCATGGATTCAATAAAATCTTCGGTCCAGGGATAGCGATTAGGCTTACGAGAGATCTGTTCGTCGAAAATCATAGGTATATTATTTAGAATAGTGTATACTCTTTTTTCTTATTTTCTCGGTTCAAAATAACTTTTCTAATTATTTCATTTTGAGTTACTATACAGATTTAGCTTTTTAACAATGAATTTTACAATTTCACTACGAACTATATCCTCTTCTGTAAGATAAAAAACATGAATACCTTGTTTACGACTTTCTTCATCGTTAAACACATTACACATTTTTTCAAAACCTGACTTACCATTAATATCTGATTGCATAGGATCACCACAAACAAAAAGTTTACTGAAATGTCCTACACGAGTTAAAAGAGTGGTAAGTTCTTTAAACGTACTGTTTTGAGCTTCATCCATTATAATGCCTTTAGCATTCCAGCTTAAACCGCGAAGATACCCTGTAGGTTTGCCGTCTATCCGTTTTTCTTTTATCAATGCATTGACATCTGCTGCAAATAAAAGCTCATCCAATTTTTCCATTAGTGGCTCAAGATACGGGGTCAATTTTTCTTCAGCATTACCGGGAAGATACCCAAGTTTGTTGTCGCTACTTTCTACTATACTGCGTATGTATATTAAATCACTAACTTTTTTAAGATTCATTAGCTCAAGTACAGCTAAAGTAGCTAAAAAGCTTTTACTGCTTCCAGATGGGCCTGAAAGAAATATAACTTTAGTATTATTATCTAAAGCTAATTTGAGGAAGTCTTTTTGTTTGTTTGTTAAATCCGGTCTTTGTCGTATAGTTACCGGTCTTTCTAGTTTTTGGGCCTGATGGACTATTGGACTTTTGTCTTTGGCATTTTCGTTATTGTGAGCTTGTTGTTTCTGTTTCTGTAAACGTTTTTTCTTACTCATCTATTTATATTTACTAATAAAGATAAATAATATATATGTTTAAAAAATTTGATGCTAAAGTTAATAATCTTTTAAAAGAGTTTACAGAGTCTTTTCCAGTGGAAGTACAAGAAAAGAAAGGGGCTCGCTGTACTAAGGCAACCGGGCAGCAAACATCGACTCGCTCAGATAAAAAATATATGCGCTGTAC